AGTATTGCCGAGTGTGATCGGTGCGGGTTTCGCTACAAGCTAAAAGAGCTAAAGAAGCTTACGATCAAGACCAAGCAGGTTGAGATCAAAGTGTGCAAAACATGTTGGGAGCAGGACCAGCCACAGTTACAACTAGGCATGTATCCGGTAAGTGACCCACAAGCAGTACGGGAGCCAAGACCAGATAATAGTTATAGGCAGTCAGGTTATACAGGCTTGCAATTAGTGGTATCGCCGCCAGCACCCTCGGCTTCTGAGGATGCTTTTGGTACGGTAGGCGGTGGTAGCCGTGTATTTCAGTGGGGTTGGCGTCCTATTGGCGGTGCAAGTGGAAGCGATGTAGGGTTAACGCCCAACTACTTGGTATCTGTCGGGGTTGTGGGTACAGTAACGATTACTTAGGAGCAAGATATGAAACATGATGATAGTAAGAAAGACAAGCCGCTCATGGAAAAGATTGCCAAAAAGGTAGTCAAAGGCCACGAGAAGCGTATGCACAAGATGGCCAAGGGCGGCGTTACTTCTGAGGCTATGATGAAAGTAGGCCGTAACATGGCTCGTGCTAATAACCAGAAAACAGGTTGATCTCATGGCTAAATATTCACAAAAGCAGGGTGGCAAAGAAGTAGGCCAAGCTGCTATTTACGCGGAGCCACACAACATGGACGGTAAAAAGATTAAAGGCGACCTGCCTTACGAAGCAGGTGCAAAGGTCATGACCGAGATGAATATCTCTGTCGCCGGTATCAGCAAAGGCAACACCAGACCCGCTAAGACTTCGGGCATCAAGATTCGTGGTACTGGTGCGGCTACTAAAGGCGTAATGGCTAGAGGCCCAATGGCATGACGTATACCGAACTGTTCTTTGACGTTAAGAACTACCTGCAAAACGACTTCCCGTCTAATACGTGGACGAACGTAGCAGGTACAGGCACAACTACGTCTACCGGCACTGAACAGATCAATACGTTTATTACGCAAGCGGAAGAGCGCATCTATAACTCGGTGCAGATTCCTCCGTTGCGTAAGAACGTCAATGGCGTTACTTCAAGTGGCAATAAGTACTTGTCATGCCCGATAGACTTTATGTCGGTCTTTTCGATGGCGGTCATCGACGGTGATGGTAACTACGAGTACTTGCTAAACAAAGATGTGAACTATATCCGGGCGGCGTACCCAAACCCGAATACCCAAGACATTCCTAAGTACTACGCTTTGTTTGGCCCCACCGTTGCGTCTGGGACTATTACAGATGAGTTGAGCTTTATCCTCGGGCCTACACCTGACGCGAGTTACAACGTTGAGCTGCATTACTACGCCTACCCTGAGTCAATTACTGTAGCGGCTGACGGACGCACATGGCTTGGTGACAACTACTCGCCGGTTCTGCTGTATGGCACGATGGTTGAAGCCTACATCTTCTTGAAGGGCGAGACTGACATGATGGCGACGTACAAAGCTAAGTACGACGAAGCCCTTGCGCAGTTGAACCGTCTGGGTACAGGTCTTGAGCGCGGCGATGCTTACCGTGATGGTCAGGCTAAGATTAAGGTGATGCCGTAATGCCAATCCAACAGGGACTTACGAACAGCTTCAAACAAGAGATGCTCCAAGCCGGGCAGAACTTGGCAACCGACACATTAAAGATGGCGCTGTACACAGCGTTTTCTGACATCGGCCCCCTGACTACGGTGTACACCACGACGAACGAAGTTACCGGTACAGGCTATACGGCTGGCGGTGTTGTAATGACGGGAGTTACGATAAATACGGAAACAACGGGCGAAAATTCCGGAACGGTATTTGTAGATTTTAATAATGTATCGTGGCCCGGCGCTAGTTTTACCGCTCGTGGCGCACTGATCTACAACGTCACACAAAGCAATAAGTCGGTAGCTGTTTTGGACTTTGGTTCAGACAAGATTTTTAGCAGTGTAAGTAACACCGTTGTTATGCCAGAGAATACGGCAACGACGGCTTTAATTCGTTTTCCTTAAGAGGTTATTATGCTTATCGCAAAATCCGAAGGCGCAGACAACGTAAGCTCGTCGCTTATAGCGCGTACAGGCGCTTCAGAAGGTATGCAAGCGGGCGGAGTATTTCATGTCCAGTGTTTAGACAAAGATGGTAACCTTAAATGGGAAACCACTAAGCACAACCTTGTAGTCAATCAAGGACTGCAAGATATGAACACCAAGTACTTTAAAGGCTCCGCTTATACTGCGGCTTGGTTTCTTGGGTTGGTTACCGGTCCCGGTTCTGGTACAACTTTTGCGGCAGCAGACACCCTAGCCTCAAAGGCGTGGACAGAATTTACTAATTATTCTGGGGCAAGAAAAACTGTAACCTTTGGAACTGCTACCACCGCAGACCCTTCGGTGATTGATAACTCTGCATCACCCGCTGCTTTCACCATTTCGGGTGCGGGCGGTGTAGTTGCCGGAGCGTTTCTTTGCTCAGTGTCTAGTGGCACATCAGGCATTCTGTTTTCTGAATCAGATTTTCAGTCACCGGGCGATAGAACTGTAGTTGCAGGTGACACGCTCAATGTGACGTATACGTTCAGCCTTGATGCGGCGTAAATCGTGTTTGCTGATACCACATTTGCTAGAACAACGTTTTCTGGTAACCCGGAGTCGTTAAATTTAGGTATTGAATGTTATATTTCAGAAGCTGCAACTGCGTCAGAAACAACAGCGGCGGTAGCAGCATTTGCTCCGCTAAATAGCGAAACTGCGGTTGGGTCAGATACCATCACAGCTCTTGCAACTTTTAACGCGACTTTGCTGGAAGCAAGTACTGGGTCAGAAGTAATTAGTGCGTTAGCGACATTTAGTAGTGCTGTAGAAGAAAGCAGTGTTGGTACTGACAGCGCGTTAGTAGCGCCCTCGACGTTTAACGCAGTAGTAACTGAGAGTGCCGAAGCTACTGAAACGATATTGGCGGTATCAGTGTTTTTAGCTACCATCACTGAAGGCGCAGTAGCGGTGGATCAGATTGCTGCGAGACTTCTTTGGGAGCTTATTGACGACTCGCAGTCGGTATCGTGGCAATTAATAAACACGCAGGAATAAAACATGGCGCTTATAGTTAGAGATAGAGTCCAAGAGATATCCACCACAACTGGGACAGGGACGATAACGCTTAGTGGCGCGGTTCTTGGGTATCAATCTTTCGCTGCCATAGGCAACGGGAATACTACTTACTACACCATTTTTGATCCGGTGGCGTACGACTGGGAAGTCGGTATTGGTACGTACACATCATCCGGCACAACACTTTCCAGAACTACCGTACTGTCTTCGAGCAATGGTGGCTCTCTTGTAAATTTTGCTGCGGGCACTAGAAACGTATTCTGTACATACCCATCAGCGCGGTCGGTTTACAAAGACACAGCAGATACTTACACCGTCCAGCAAGCCTTTGATGCGCTGACAGCAAACTCAATTGCGCTGACCACAGGCACAATCTCTACAGCCCCAGTCAGCAACACCGACATTGTTAATAAGCAATACGCTGACGCTATTGCATCCGGTATTCACTTTCACGAAGCAGTGTCCTTGGCGACTACCGCAGCGTTACCAGCAAACACATACAACAACGGCACATCTGGGGTAGGAGCTACGCTCACAGGAAACGCTAACGGTGCTCTGTCTGTGGACTCAACGCTTACTGTTGTTACAGAACGCATACTTGTAAAGAACGAGGTAGCAGGTGCAAATAACGGCGTGTATGTTGTTACTCAGGTAGGTTCTGCCGGAACGCCTTACATTCTGACCCGCGCTACAGACTTCGACACCGTAGGAACTGGGGTTGACCAGATTGACGAGGGCGACTTTTTCTTAGTAACCAACGGCGTTGCTAACCTTAATACTGCTTGGGTACAGCAGACTGCGCCTCCAATAACGATTGGTACGACGGCACTTGTTTTCCAGCAGTTTTCTGCGCCGATCACTTACACGGCAGGAACAGGACTAAGTGAGTCCCCATCGTACACATTTAATATTGCCAACATAGGCACCGCCGGTACGTACGGCGGGGCAAACTCCGTCCCTGTCTTCACCACCAATGCGCAAGGCCAAGTTACCAGCGTTACACCGACAAGTATTGCTATAGCATCAGGTGCGGTATCAGGTCTGGCTGCATCGGCTACAACAGACACAACGAACGCAAGCAATATTAGTTCAGGCACTTTAGGTACTTCGCGGTTGTCTGGCTCATATACTGGCGTGACAGGTGTAGGTACCCTAACTGCTGGTACGTGGAACGCCACAGCTATCGCAGCAATTTATGGGGGCACAGGCCAGACCTCGTACACGATAGGTGACATTCTTTACGCAAGTACTTCCACTGCATTGTCTAAACTGGCTGACGTTGCAGTAGGCAACGCGCTAATCTCAGGCGGCATCGCTGCGGCCCCTAGCTGGGGGAAGATTGGTTTAGCTACGCATGTTAGTGGAACATTGCCTGTTGCTAATGGTGGCACGGGGTTGACCGCTGGCACATCTGGCGGGGTTCTTTATTATTCAGCCGCAGGAACATTAGCAAGCTCCGCCGCGCTAACGGCAAGT